GGGTATGAAGGTGCGCGACTGCGGTGTGATGATCTCTTCGGGCGCGTACTTGGCCGGGTCGAACTCGAACACAGGTTTGCCGTCGATGATCACGAACTGACCAGGGTTGTTCTTGCCGAACCACACGTCCTTGCTGACGCCGTTGGCGCCTGGCACCATGCCCACGTAGCGCAGCTCGCCAGGCAATGCACGGCCATCGGGCCCTGCGTACTTCTTGTCAATCCAGGGTGCAAAGAACGACACGACCCACCGACCTTCGGCTGAGGTTGGCGGGTTGAAGGTCATGAGCGTCTGGCTGTGCTGGCCGGGTTTGGTTGAGCGCACCCAGCCCATCAGGAAGCGAACCTGAGACTCCAAGAAGTTGGCTGCCTCATCGATGACCAGCAGGTCTTTTGGCCGACCTTGGTGGCCCTTCTCGTCACCGTTGTTGGGGACTGAGGCCAGCTCGATCTGCAACCCGTCACGCCGCCATATTTTGTCCTGCCCGTTGTACCCGTCACGCGAGCCGAACAGCTCGACCAAGCGGTCGATGATGCCCACCAGCTCAGTGCCCACGCGTCGGAACATTGCGGTCTTCGTGTGCTGTGTGAGGGCCTTGCCACACGCCAGATCGGTCTTGCCACCACCAGCTGCACCACCGAAGCCGATGACATCAGCAACGCTGTTGTAGGCCATCTCCTGTGGCCCGCCAGGCAGTGGTCGCCACACAACCGACTCGACGTCGGCTGCTATCAAATCCATAGCTTCCTTCTGCTCCTGCGGGGTCATGTACACCCACAGCTCACCAGCCTGCGCCGGAGTCATCCCAACTCTTTGCGAAGCTGTGCGGCTGCGAGCAGCGCAGCCAAGCGTGCGTTGCGGGTCGTGTCATCGAGCTGGATGGCGCCGCCACCCATGCCACCGATTTCCTGCTTATCGCCATATGTCTCACGACGCCGCCCTTTGAGCACGAACTGCAGCAGCGAGTCGCTGAACTTGTTCACCGTGAGTGGGATGGGTTGGCCATTCTCGTCCAACGCGACCTTGGGTATGACCTTGCCGTCCTCGCCTGCTTCAAACACGTGTTGGTACTTCATCTCACCTTGGTGGATGACAGGCTCGTGCCAGCCGTGCACGGCACGGCGGTAGGCTTCCTTCTCAGCCTTGTCGATGCCCTCTTGCATGGCCTCATCGCAGGCGGCAGCGAACTCAGGGTCCGCATTGCGGTTTTTCCACGCTGTGGTGCGGTCTACGCCCGAGGCCTCACACGCATGGCGCATGACAGGGTATTCACGCAGCGCAGCAAGGAACACCGCTCGCCAAGCAAGGTTGGGGATGACGGGGTACGGTTTTGGCTCTGGCTTAGGCATGTCGCGCATTCTAGCCACGTTTTGGCCGTTTGGCTACGCCGTCCGGGGCCTGGCCGGTTTGGTGCCTGATCCGACCGGTGGTGATGTCGCGCACCGTGGACTTGCTGACCGTGACGCCGTCATCGAACTTGGCCACGATCTGCGTGTACGACAGCCCGGCCTCGTGCAGGTACAGGATCGTTTCGACATCCGCGTCCGACAGCTTGGCGCGGTGGTGCGTTTCCCCAACCCGGTAGCCGAGGTTGTTAACTTGCAGCTTCTTTGGTGAAGTTGCCATTTTTCAAGTACAATCCCAACACCAAACAGCATACACCTTAGCTGTTGGGATTAACCGGAGAAACCGCATGCTTTTACGAATCAACGACCACGACTTTGAGTTTGTTGGGGTGGAACCATACATCCGGGTGGATGGGTCGCGCACGTTCCTGAACGCTTGGCGCACGGCGTGCGCCCATGACGGCTGTCGTGCGTCATGGGAGTTCAAGACCCCCGCCAGCGACACACCATCTGCGTACCCTCCTGGCGGGCTTAGGCACGCGTCAAAGCTGTTCACCCGGCTTTTTTGCGCTGAGCACAAGCCGAAGGTGAAGCGTGCGCGGCCTAAGCGCGGGCCTGCCGTACCAAGGGTATCCGACGCCGATGTTGCCACGATGCGCGAAATCGCAAGGTCGATGCGAGCTGAGGGGTTCCCTGTTGGGATAATCAGCCGTGGGCTTTCCGTGCAGTACCCGCTGTCATTTCGCACAATCGAGGAAATTCTTGGTGGGCGCAGGCGTTGAACCCTGCCCCCACACTGCCACAGACGTGCTGCGCATAAACCAAGGGGGTAGGATACCCCTTGGTGTTGGGATGCTGCAGCACTCCGTTTTTTACAACCCGCCCACAGTCGAGTGTGGGAGCAAGTGTGGGGGTGTGGGATGTTTTTATACAACACTTTTTTAGTTGCAGAAAACAGCCAAGTGGTAAAGTTTTGCATCCGCCACACCCCTCAAACAATGTCCAAAAACTGGCCATCCTCTGACATTCCCCACGGACTCGATGGCTCCGAACACAGCCTCTTCAGCTCCCGTTTGATGCTATCGTGGCGCCTGTCGCGCTTGCCGTCTGTGGGTTCATCAACCCGTTTCACCGCAGCTTTAATCACCTCAGCCACCTCGATGCCCTGCGTCTGAAACTCCGCGATCACGTCCAGGGCCTGCACGATAGCCGTCTGATACACACCCTTGGGAACGATGCTGGTGGCCCCGGCGAAGGTTACCTCGGCAGCCTCAATCACGCAACTGGTGACCGCGTCGCCGTCCTCATCCACCCCCACCGGCACCACACGCAGGTCAAAGCCCCACTTCTGACCGTCCTCACCGTCTTTCTGCTTGGATGCCCTCAGGATGCGACCCATAGGCATGCGCAGCACCTCGAACTCTGTATCGGCAGCCCCACGTAGCCCTGACCACCCCCGGGCGCCCTTGGACGCGTCCTTGCCGCTGTGGTGCACCAGGATCACCAACGCACCGGTCGCCTCGTGGATACGGCGGCAGTGCCCCAACGCTTTACCCATGTCCTTGCCCGCGTTCTCGTCACCCCCAGGCGTGGTCTGCGCCAGGGTGTCGATGACCACCACGGCAGCTGAGCCAATGGCCTTGATCAGTTCCTTGGCATCGGCCAAGAGCAGCAGGTTCGGGGCACGCGGCACCACGTACAGCTCAATATCGGCCAAGTCGACGCCATGGTGGCGGGCGTAGGCGTGCAGGCGCTTCCTGAAGCCACCAGACCCCTCGGCGCACACGTACACGACCTTGCCCTGCTTGACCTTGTGACCACGCCATGGCTCGCCACGGGCGATGGCCGCCACCATGTCCAGGACCGCAAACGACTTCCCGCTGCCGGGCTCACCGTACACCATGGCCATGTCCGCGATCGGCAGCACGCCCTTGATCAACCACCCGGGGTGATCCCCGTGGCTGAAGTCACCGGCCTGGACCAGGCTGAAGCGATTGTTGTCAGGGGTGGCCGGGTCTGCTGTGTGGGGTTCGTCAACCACTTCCGCGAACTCACTGGCGGAGATGCCCATGGCGCGGTCGAAGTCAGCGTCCGTGCGGTTCATGCAGTGCGCATGCAGGCAGTGGAAGTGGCCCTGCTCGAAGCCGCCCACACCGGCCGGCAGGTACTGAGTCTCCGTGTCGCCACTGTCACCACTGTGCTCATGCTGCCACGGGCAGGTGATGTTCACCCGGCCATCAGACGCCCAACTGCGCACGTGGCCATGGGCCTCAAGGAAGTCAACGGTGGGATCGTTGACGTCATTGGCCGAGCGTGGAATCTCTGGCCGTGTGGCGAGGGTGGATGATGCGGCGGGCGTGACACCGAACTTCTTCTGAAGAGCAGTCCACAAGGATTCAAACTGGTCCAGTGTGATGGTGGGGATCAGGTCAGGCAGCGCGGGCAGCCACTGGTACGGTTGGCCTGATGGGTGTGTGCCCACAGCGATGAACTGCTGGCCGTTGGCCAAGAACTCAATGATGCCGGTGGTGGTGGTGATCACGCGCTTGGGGTGGTCCCCGTGCATCGTGAACGCCAACAGCCGCTTGCCGCTATCAGCCCGCGAACGACAGGGCAGCTCCTGGCCCGCGATGATGCCGTACAGCCACTCGTTGACGAAGGTATGGACCTCTTGCGCAAGTGTGGGGTCTGCGATGTCGATGTCCAAGGCCCTGACGTGGCGTGTCTGAATGCAGGCACCGTAGCCCGCGTCGGACCACGACTCGACATCGTCACGGCTGGCCACAATGGATGTCCACTTGGGGATACCCACGACGTAGCCCTGACGGTTGAGCCGTGAGGGCGTCTTGCCCAGGCCCTTCATCTCGGAGTTAGGGCTGATAGTAGCGGTCGGGTCTGATACTACTGGCAGCAGGTCAGCGGTGAGGCCGAGAGTCAGTGACAGGTGGTCCCACTCAGCGGGGGATGCTCCCCACAAGCGTGTGCGGGCCATGGCTCAGACCTCGTAGCTGTAGTCGTAAGCAGTAGGTGCGTAGATGGCCTGCAGCTCAACCGGGTCAGGACCGAGCTTGCGGGGATCGTCCTTGGGCAGGATTTTGACAGCCCACGCCACAACATGGCGCAGCTCGGTCTTGCCGGTACGGGAGTCAATGACTTCGCGGGTGAAGCCTGGGTAGGCGGGGACAACAGCGGATGTGATATTGGTCATGGTAATTGGTGATGGATTAAAGGGGTTTGGATTCTAGCGCAGCATCAACTTCAGTATCGCAATGTCCATGTGGTGGCTTCGGTCTGAGCTGCTTGGGGTGATGTGGCAAGATATTTCAGCACACGGTTGCCATCCCATCCAGGGAAAAGGTACGTGCCGGGATGCTCTTTTGCGAACGCCAATAGCTCTGTAATGCACCTGTTTTGCGGCTCGGCATCAGCCAGCCCTCGCATGATGGAGATGGCTTCTACAAGCGCACCGAACTCTATCGGCTCCGCGCATGAGCGACTTGCATCTTTCAGCGCCGCAATCACTTTATCCGCCTGCTCTTTTGTGATGTTCACAGTCGATCTCCTAAACAAAGTGGGCAAGGCAACAGATAGTCGTTCCAAGGGTCACGACCATCCCCTCCGCATCGTTCACATACGGGATCATCGAAATACCCTTCGTCGTCTAAATAATCTGCGGCTTCATCTGGCAGTGGGCTGGAAGCCGCAAAGCATTCCCCCACGCACACGCAATAGGGTTTACCGCATTTCATCCCTTGCTCTCCGGTGGTGTGGGTAGTGGCATCCAATAAGTCACTTTCAGTTCTGCTCCCCACAAATTAACCGATGACCAGACTGCACCACAGTAATCACCCGGCGCTTTTGATAGGTATCCCGGCAGAACAAATGGCTTTTCTCCGGGTGTCCCGTGATTAGCAGTGCATGTAAGCAGCACGGTTTCTTGAAGTTCTGGCAACCGATCTGCAACAGATGTCCACTCGTAGGTAGTCGGCACGCGCTCAAGTGCTTGCAGGGCGTCGGCGGCTCGTTCTATAAGTCCAATTAATTCATGATGCTTAATTAGCCACACCCCAAGAAGGCCGTTCCACTTTAAGTTTTTTGTCAGCTCTAATCTTAGCTCAGTGTGTTGGCTCATGGAAGTTCCTTGATTGCTAGACGAGCGGCTTTCCAGCGCGAAATTATTTCGTTGTCAGACTCCCCCATAAACGCCATTACGCTTTCTGAGCCATCGTGGGGCGCATAAATTTCACACAAGCCTTTCAGCGCAGTCATAGCCGTAATGTACTCCACCCGCATCTGCTCCCGAGCCTCAGCAGCGCGTTGGTCGCCGTATTTGATGGCGTACTTATGCAGCGCCTCAATCTCTGCATCCTTGGCATCAATAATTGCTCTAACGTCTGCTGGGTCATCTGGCAGCATGCGACATTTAAGACGCTTCGCCTCTGCAAAAAACTCATCTAGCGTCATCATGGCTTTACCTTTCTGATCTTTGGTCTGAAAATAGGCATCGTCCAGCAGCGTTCCGCCATCTAATTCATACATGGCGTCGGACAATGCGCTGATTGGCCCACTGTCTGTAGACACCGAACCTTCACGGCCAACGAAAACAAGTAGGTTGTTTGCTGCCGTGTATAGGTTAGCCACCCCCTCAGCCAGCTTTACGGCTTCAGTCTGTGCCGCTTGTAGTGACTCAATCTTTGCCTTGGCC